TTATGGAACTTGAATCTTAGCAAGTTCCATTTTCTGTTTATCCAAATCAGGGTGTCCATATACTCTATTAGTTACATCCTTAAATGCGTGACCTAACATTCGTTTCTTTTCAATTTCATTTACATCATATTTATCACAGAGCATTGAGAATGTATGTCTACAATCATGTGCAGTATGTTTTTGGATATTATGTTCCATTAGGAATTTAGATAGATTTCGGATAAACACATCATATGACGATGGCGGAATCTTACCGTAATCTTTCAAACTGGATTTGACCAGTTCAACAATACATGAGTGAATAGGTACCGTTCGGTTTTTACCAGATCTGGTTTTACTACCACCTTTAAAATACATATCATCCAGGTTTGTTTCAATATTTTCATATTCTCTAATTCTAAATCCGGAATAAATCATAATGAGTAGAAATCTGGCAATCTTATTATCCTTGAGTTCCCATAGTCTTTTTATCTCATCTTCATTGAAAGGTACACCATGTTCATCATCATCTCTTTCTTTAATTTCAACATTAACAGATATATCTCTTTCAATAATGTCATTAATAATGGCATATCTACACATTTGATGGAATAGACTTACCACAAGTTCTTTACTCGAATGTTTCAAAGGTAGTTCATCGACAATTTTCTGCAAGTCAATATGCTTTAATTTTTTAAAAGCTTTATCATGCAAACCGGAACAGTTGTTAAAGGCTACAGTTATTGCTTGTTTAGTTTTTATACTATATACTCTTTTAGTTTGATTGAACTTATCACTATAGAATCTCTCATATACTTCTTTGAATGTCAGTTCGTCACTTTTTAAATAAGTTGGTGCCAGCATTCTGGCTATATTATTAACTATATCTTCTACCATAGACTTATTCACATTATCAGGGAGTAATTCCGGTATTTCATCCCCGCGGTTATAGGTACCGGCATGATACATTACAAGAACTGAAAATCCCTTATTCCATGTGTCAACATATGCAATAGGTTTAGAATAAGCAGATTCGCCATTACTGTACATACTTGTAGACGGTGCCAGCACAGCATATGGATTCCTTCGCCCTTTACCTAAATACCTTATACTACCGAATCCATTGGGTAGTCTTGGATACGTTTTCCTTTTCATAAAGTCACCTCTCAAAGTGGTCGATTTCGACCGGTTTTCAATTTCAACAGTTCTTCCGGGTATACAATAGTATATTCTGTACCATCCGGAATGAGTAATTCAGCTGCAAAGAGATTTGCTTCTTGTTCTATCTTTGATGTTAGTAAAAGCGTATGATTTTTTATAAATGCACATTCTTTAGTACTGTGTAAGAATGCATGTCCTAATTCATGCGATAGAACTACTAAAAACATATCGGTATCCATTAAATTTTCATTTATGAAAATCCACTTCTTGTGTTTAATAAGTCTATAAAATCCCGAAAATTCACCTAATGAACAAATCTGTATACCGATATTGGCGAACTTTGCAATCTTCATCGGATCTCTACTACCTGTCATTTTTTCATAGTGTGAAATTATAGTCCTAATCTTCTTGCGTATTTTTGTGTTCACTCTGTCCACCTTTTTTATTCTTATAAGGATTATATTTAACTTTGTTCTCTTTCTTCGTTTCTATTAATGCATATTCTAAAGCATTCCTAAGCAGCTCTATAGACGTTTCACTAAGTTCTTGCCCATTATACATGAGTGGGCTATCTGTGCCGTTTGCAAGCTGATCCATCATTTCGTCCAGGCTCTTCGCAATATCTCTTCTATCGCGTTCTGTTAGAGTATCTGTACTATCTGATATGACTGACGAGTACGGTACATTTAAGAAATCAGCGATTTTCTTTATCTTACCAACACTAGGGTCACTAGTATTGTATTTACTGATACTACTCCTTGGGAATCCCAGTTCTTGTTCAAGCTTAGCTATGGTATAACCTTTCGACTTGGCTATAGTCTTTATATTTTCATATAGTCCCATGTTAATACTCCATTATTTCATCAAAATTTCACGCTAAAAAGTATTGACAAGCGTAATATTTTATGTATAATGGAACCATACAGCGTAAAATAATACGCAAAACCAATACAGGTGTTACAATATTAAGTTAAAGTTGTCGTGGACTATAATGTAGAATATTTTACGCATAATGTCAATAGGTTAGTATAAAATTTTACGCTCTAATTTTTAAAATTTCACATTCAAAGAAAGGAGTTAAGATTTGGGTATTTATGACAATGTAAAGCGTTTATGTTCGGCACATGAGAAAAAGGTATTGGAGTTAGAAACTGAATTGGGGTTTCCAAGAAGTAGTATATCCAAGTGGAATGACAATATTCCAAGTGTATTAAAGGTTAAGAAAGTAGCCGAATATTTCGGTGTAGCAATTGATGATTTGATTAGTGATAAGGATGAGGGAAATGAGTGAGATTAAAATACTAAGTCAAAAGAGTACAGAGCAAAACAAATTTTATAATTCGGCGAAGTCAAATAACGGTGGAGGATACTCACAGCCATATAAAGTTACAATCTTTGAATATGAAGGTGAGCAATACAAGTTTGTATATAATAGCACTTCTTGTGGGGATTTCGGAAGTAGGTTCACTAAAACATTATATAAAGATGATGTAGTTATAGCTGAACTTGAAGTTGACCAGGTATCAAATGACGATATTTGGAAATCAAGCTTTCACAAGAGTAATCCCTTACATGCTGCAATGTGTGAGGCTGGACTTTTAAAAGAATGGAATTTCAATGACGAAGAGTGAGGGAAATTGAATGGGTAAATTAGAGATATTTAAGAACAGTGAGTTTGGAGAAATCCGAACAGTGGAAATTGGTGGCGAACCTTGGTTCGTGGGTAAAGATGTGGCAGAGGTATTAGGGTATACAGATTTAGCACACGCCGTATTAGACCATGTTGATGAGGAAGACCGAATAAACTCAAAAACTCAGGGACAAATTGACCTTGAGTTAGGACAGAGAGGTACATGGCTGATTAACGAATCTGGATTATATAGTTCGATATTATCCAGTAAGTTACCAACAGCGAAAGCATTTAAACGTTGGGTAACATCTGAAGTACTTCCGGCAATTCGCAAGCACGGACTGTATGCGATAGATGACATCTTAGAAAATCCCGATATTGCGATACAGGCTCTTACAAAACTGAAGGAAGAGAGAGCGGCAAGGAAAGCATTGGAACTTGATAATCAAGTAAAAAGTCAACAGATTGCAGAGTTACAACCAAAAGCTACTTACTATGATTTGATACTTCAGTGCAAAGACCTTTTATCAGTGACGGAGATTGCTAAGGATTACGGAATGGGTGCAAAAGGACTCAATACAATGTTACATGAGCTGGGAGTCCAATATAATCAGTCGGGAGTGTGGTTCTTGTATGCAAAGTATCAGCATGAGGGATATACACAAACAAAAACACAGAATTATAACCGACCGGATGGTACTCAAGGTAGTAAGGTACATACTTATTGGACACAAAAAGGTAGGTTATTTATCTACAATCTACTGAAGTCGAAAGGTATATTACCGACAATAGAGATCGAGGTTGAAACAGAAGTCCCTACTTGAGCAATCTATGAGACATGATTTTTAAAGAAAGGAAACTCTCACACTTAGGACGAATATGAAATAAATTATTAGGGAGTATATATAATGGTGAAACTAACTCATGATCAACTGATGGATATAATTGAAAAACATAAATATTATTTGGAAAATAGAATTAGAAATATAGCTTATAAAGCAGACTTAAGAAATGCAGACTTAACATATGTAGATTTGAGAGATGTAAACTTAAAGGATGCGGACTTGAGAGGTGCCGACTTAAGAGGTGCAAACATAAGAAATGTAGACCTATCATATGCGAATTTGAGATGTGCGGAATTAGCGTATTCAAACTTGACATGTGTAAAATTGAGAGATGCAAACTTAAATGGTGCAAACTTAAGATATTCAGTCTTGAGAGGTGCCGACTTGAGAAGTGCCGACTTGAGAAATGCCGACTTGAGAGGTGCGGACCTGGCGTATTCGAATTTGGCATATGCAGATTTGAGAGATGCGGAATTGATAAATGTGAACTTGTCATATTTAAAATTGGGAGATACAGACTTTAGTAGTGCTGACTTGAGAGGTGTCGACTTTAGTAGTGCCGACTTGAGAGATATGGACTTAAGTGATGTGAAGGTATATCAAGTACCACCCAGCGATGGTTCATTCATTGGATGGAAAAAAGTATGCAATAATCTAATAGTCAAACTGATGATATTGGAAGATGCTAAGCGATCATCCGCATTTGGCAGAAAATGCAGGTGTGACAAGGCATTAGTATTAGATATACAAGAACTAAATGGTGAATCAGCTAATACTACAATAGTAACATCTACCTATCAAGAAGATTTCAAGTATGAAATAAATAAAATAGTTCAAGTTGAAGATTTCGATGAGAATAGATTCGAAGAATGTGCACCCGGTATTCATTTCTTCATAACAAGAGATGAGGCGGTGGATTATCATTATTAATATGAATCCGGCTATTATGTCTATCGCCGAGGCTTGTGAGATATTAGGGATAAGACCATGCCGATTAAGGCAGTTAATGAGAATAAAGACAATAGATATAGGTAGAGTGGTTGAGCCTAAAACTGAAAATGGTAACTACCGTTATCTGATATATAGAGACAAGCTTATGGCTGAAATAGGAAGAATTGACAAAGGAGAATATAAAAGGGATGAAGCAAATATCTAACAACAAGGTGAATATACCTACATTGGAAAAGGATAATGATATTGATATCGCAAAATCAGTACGAAAATTGATGGAGCGGGATGTCTATGTACAAAGACATTTTAATACATTATATAGTAGCTTGAACCAAACACAAATGGTAATGGATAGGCGATTGGATGATATGGGAGTACTAATCAAACTGTTAGTGATAGGGCTGGTAATATCAGATATTGCAATAATTGCTGTATATTTCATCAAATGAGGCGGAATATGAGCAATAAAAAGACAGGTAATGATTTTGAAAAGAAGTTTTGTGAAATACTAAGCGAACGTGGATTCTGGGTTCACAATTTTGCACAAAATCAAGACGGACAGCCGGCAGATGTTATCGCTGTAAAGAATGATACGCCATATCTCATTGATTGTAAGGTATGTGAGAAAGGTATATTCAAATTATCAAGACTTGAAGAAAATCAGATACTATCCATGCGATATTGGTTAGATACAGGAAATGATGAGGCATGGTTTGCCCTAAAAGTTGGTGACGATGTATTGATGATATCGTACAGGCGAGCGATGTATGCGAAAGAGAGACAAAGTATATTGAATACCGATGAGATATATGAACGAGGAGTATTACTGGAGGATTGGTTAAATAATGAATATTGAAGTATCAAGTAATTTACGAGTAATAGATCCAACCAAAAAGCTTGAGAAATGGTGCAATGCGAATCTTATAATATCGAATCCTGTATATATTAAAAAAGCAAGGATGCATTTATGGTTGGGTGACACTCCTAAGTATTTATATCTTTATGAAAAACGAGGTAATGATTTGATATTGCCGATTGGAGTGTTAAATCAAATACCTTACGAATGTGTGAAAGATGCCAATATTAAGTCAGTATTTACTACAGCAATCAATGTAAATTTTAAAGCTAAAGTACCGCTTTATGATTATCAAGAAAAGGCTGTACAAGCTATGTTTAATGCTAAGTTTGGTATTCTACAAAGTCCAGCCGGTAGTGGTAAAACACAGATGGGTATAGCGTTAGCAGCGAAGACAAGTAGACGAACTCTATGGTTGTGTCACACTCTGGACTTAGTTAAACAGAGTATGCAACGAGCAAAGCTGTACATTGATACGGACTTAATTGGTACTATTGCAAGTGGAAAAGTGAATATTGGGAAAGGTATCACATTTGCTACAGTACAGACGATGAGTAAGCTTGATTTGACTCAATATAGGAATTATTGGGATTGTATTATCGTTGATGAAGTACACAGGGTTAGCGGCAGTCCTACATCCATGACAATGTATCAAAAGGTACTGAATAACCTATCAGCAAGACATAAGTACGGATTATCTGCAACTGTGCATAGGTCAGATGGAATGATAAAGGCTACATTTATGCTTATTGGTGACGTTGTACATGAAGTAAATAAAAGTGATGTAATGGATAAGATTCTCAAAGTAGGTATTTATCCTGTAGGTACAGGTCTTAAAGTTGGTAAAGCCGCACTCAACACAGATGGTACATTAAATTATGCAAAGCTTATATCATATATTGCAGAGAATATAGAACGCAACGATTTAATAATTGATTGTATTGAGAACGATAAATCATCTCTAATATTGTCAGACAGATTGGAGCATTTAACCTATTTAATGAGTAATCTACCATTGGATAAGATTAAAGATGCTGTAATGATTAGTGGGAATATGACTACAAAAAAGGCAAAGGAGATGCGAGACCAGGCACTGGAGGATATGAGAAGCGGTAAAAAGAAATATCTGTTCGCTACATATTCTTTAGCAAAAGAAGGATTGGACATCCCAAGACTTGAGAGGTTATATCTTACTACTCCGCAATCAGATTTTGCAGTAGTAACTCAAAGTATAGGTCGAATTGCTAGGACATTTGAAGGTAAGGTTGCTCCTATAGTATATGACTTTGTGGATGATATTGGTTTTTTAATTAAGAAATATAAGAAAAGATGTTCGATTTATAAAGCCAATAATTGCTACTTTATAGAAGGTGATAATGTTAACGGTTAATGAATTATTCACGGGTATAGGTGCATTCCGTAAGGCTTTGATTAACTTAGGTATTGAACATGAGATAGTAGGTATATCTGAGATAGATAAGTATGCTATTCAGTCATATACAGCTATGTATGGTGATACCAGAAATTATGGTGATATCTCTAAAGTAAATAAACTTGATTATACAGACCTTTGGACATATGGATTTCCTTGTCAGGATATATCGTTAGCCGGACATAAAAAGGGCATTGTAAAGGGTGAAACACGAAGTGGACTGTTATATGAGGTAGAGAGATTACTACTTAAAAGTAAAGCTGATAATGAATTACCTAAGTATCTGATAATGGAGAATGTCAAAAACCTTGTTGGTAAACAGTTTAAAGCTGATTTTGACAGGTGGCTATCGTTCTTAGAGTCGTTAGGGTATACGAATTATTGGCAAGTATTGAATGCTAAAGATTATGGACTCCCACAAAGTAGAGAGCGAATATTTTGTGTCAGCATATTAGGTGATGAGCCATACGAATTCCCAGCTAAACAGGAATTGAAATTAACTCTGAAAGATATGCTGGAGGAGAATGTAGATACTAAATTTTATTTGAATCAAGAACAGGTGAATAAGATTAAGTTTAGTACATATCACAAGGAAGCATCGTTAATTCAAACCGGAGATTATTCAGATACATTGTGTGCCAGAGGGAGTATTAAATGTGTACAAATCGGAAGATACGACACAGCCACCAGAGTTAATAGCAACTGTTATAGAGTATATGATAACAATGGACTATCACCAACATTAAGCACTTATCAGGGTGGTAACTTACAACCTTTTGTACTGGATGACAATACATTAGTCAGGAAGCTGACACCTAAAGAATGTTGGAGATTGATGGGTTTTACTGATAGTGATTTTGACAGAGTGGCTAAAGTTTGTAGCAATTCTCAATTATACAAACAAGCCGGTAATTCAATAGTCGTACAGGTATTAGAGGGGATACTGAAGAATCTAATTAGGAGGGATATAAATTTGATTATTTATGATTGTGAAGTCTTCAAATATGATTGGATTATAGTATTTAAGGATAATAAAACAGAAACTTATACTGTAATTCATAATGATAACGAAGCTCTAAAAATGGCTATAAATAATGATGATATATACATAGGATTTAATTCTAAGCACTATGACCAATACATTATTAAAGCTATAGCAGCAGACTTCACACCGGAAGAAGTTAAAAAGTTAAATGACTACATAATGGGTGATGGTCAAGGATGGGAATATCAGCCATTACAAGGTTTTTACTTCAATTTCAATAATATTGATATTAGAGATGATATGCAACAGACCTTATCATTGAAATCAATAGAGGGGCATTTGGGATTGCCTATAAGAGAGAGCAATGTTGATTTCAATATTGACCGTTCACTTACAAAAGAAGAGTTAGAGGATATAATCAAGTATTGCAAATATGATGTGGATAGTACCGATGAGATTATCGAACTTAGAAGTGATTATCTAAAGACTAAAGCTAACTTAGGTAAGAGAGCAGGTATTGATATTGTAAAGTCAATGGCTATGACAAATGCTAAAATTACGGCACAAATGCTGGGTGCTAAGTTTGTGCCTAGAGACGATGGGCGAGAATATGATTATCCACCGGAATTAGAATTGGCTGTTATACCAAGTGAAGTAATTGATTTTTTTAATACTATTTACGATAAGAGTATACCGGATGATGAGTTATTTAAAACATCACTGGATATAGTAATTGGAGATATGCCATGTACTTATGCTTGGGGAGGCGTACATGGTAGTCAGTCTAAGTATCATGAGGAGTCAACAGATACGAGGGTCATACAAAATCGAGATGTATCAAGCCTTTATCCGACAATCATTGAAGAGTATCAATACTTATCAAGGAATGTAGCCGATCCTGAACTGTATTATCAAATGAGGAAAGATAGGATAACGGCAAAGCATAGTGGTGATAAGCAGACTGCTAAGGATTTGAAGCTACCACTTAATACAGTGTCGGGGGCACAGGAAAATAAGTTCAATGATTTATATGACCCATTACCTACCAGGTCGCTTAGAATATCAGGACAATTATTTTTAACCGTTTTAACAATGCGATTGCTGAATGCATGTAAATCAATCAAGTTGTTAAACCTTAATACAGATGGACTTATGTATTCGGTAGATAAAGACGAATTATCATTGGTCGATGGGATATGTGCTACCTGGGAAAAGGAAACGAGATTCGAGTTGGAAACAGATGATATATCCAAGGTTTGGATTAAAGATGTGAACAATTTACTTCTAATAAAAACCAACGGTTCGGTTAAGACAGTAGGTGGGTATCTTAACTATGGAATATCTGAAAAAGGTGCATGGAGTATCAACAACAACATGATTATCGTTAAAAAAGCACTGATTGAGTACTTTGTAAACAATACACCTTTAGAGGATACAATTGATAATTGTGAGGATATTTTTGATTTTCAAATTATTGCTAAAGCCGGTAGTAAGTACAGTAGGGCATATCAGCTGGTGAATGGTGAGGAAATTCCGGTGCAAAAAGTTAATCGTGTATATTCAACGAGTGATACCAGATATGGGACTCTCATAAAGGTGAAAGCTATTGATGGCTCTAAAGCTAAGATTGAAAACCTACCCGAACATTGCATTATAGATAATGAAAATCAATTAACAATTGATGATATAGATAAAGAATTTTATATCAATCTTGCAAAGAAGAGATTGAATGATTTCACAGGTGAAGAAATAAAGGAGGAAAAGAAAATGGCAACGAAGAAAACTGTAACCGAAGAGGTGAAAGGGTTTGAGGATATGAATGTATATTTGAAGTTGATATTAGCAAGAGAGATGTTTCTATCGGAGAATGTTCAGAAGTCAGGTAAGAATATGCATCTAGCATTTAAATACTTTGAGTTAGACGATATTGTGCCTGTTGCAACAAAGATATTCGCAAGAATAGGGTTGTTACCGATGGTGAATTTTGTTGATGGTAATGCTGTAATGAGCATAGTTAATACTGATAAGGTAGATGAGGTTATATCCTTTACAGCACCGTTTAACCAGTTAGATCCGATCGTTTCTAAAGAGGGTAAGAACGCAACCAATGCAATGCAGGCATTAGGAAGTTCGATCACTTATATGAGGAGATATCTATATATGATGGCGATGGATATATGTGAGGCTGACAGCATTGATGCCAATATAGGTTCAGGAGACAATACACAACCTACACCTACAAAGCCAACTGTACCGACTACACCGGCCCAGAGAGGTGCAATAAAAGATAAGTTGACGGGTACTAGGGAACCCGCATCTGAATTGCAGATAAAAAGCTTGAAATCGGTACTTAAAAAGCTGAAGGAAGTAGACCCAAGTAAGGAAGAAATGATAGGTGAAATTGCAATTCAGACTAAGAGTTTTACAGATATATCAAAGTCGGATTGCGAGAAGTTGATACAGAAAATTACAGGACTATTAGGAGATGTAGCATGACAGTAGCTAAATTAGATAATAATGATGAGTTATTGTTTAGAGTAAGCCTACCTATAAGTGATCATTGTGAGACACTGGATGCTTCATGTGAATATAGTGATATAGGTAAGGTAGATAATTCAGTAACCATATATTTAGATGAAGTGAGGAATTTGTAATGGAATGGCTTGATGGTAATAGGGTGAAAATTACACCACCCAAGAAATGTAAGAAAATAACAGGTACTAGATTTGCAACCATACTGGGGTTAAATCCCTGGAGTACTGCATTTGAAATGTGGTGTGCAATCACAAGGACATATGAGAAACCTTTTGAGGATACTATATATACTGTAGCAGGTAAGGTAATTGAGCCTAAGCAAGCCGAGTATATGGAAAACTCATATGGTATGGATATCATAAGACCGACAGATGTGTATGGTGAAGATTATTTTAGTAAAACATATGGTGACTTCTTCCCGAGGCAAAAACACCTGGGCGGAATGTGGGATTATCTACTGAAAGGCGAAGACGGAAAAGTAGAGGCGGTCCTGGAAATGAAAACTACTAAGAGAGTTGAGGATTGGGTGAATGATATCCCAGATTATTATGCACTACAGGCTGCGTTATACGCATATCTGTATGGGGTAGACCAGGTAATAATGGTTGCATCGTTCTTAGAGGATACGGATTATTATAAACTCGATCAGTATGTGCCAAATATCAACAATACTATAACAGTGGAGTTTAAGGTATCTGAGAGATATCCGAACTTTGCAGATATGATAGCAAAGGTGGATCAGTGGTGGACTGATCATGTAGATACAGGTATTTCACCTGTGTTTGATGAAACTAAAGATGCCGAAATATTAAAAGTGTTGAGGACAAACAGTGTATCCATAACTGATATACAGGATGTAATCAAGGAAGCTGAAACATTAAAAGGCGAAATAGATGATGTGGAGGAGCAAATATCAGCTAAAGAGAAGAGATTGAAAGTACTCAACGATACTATCAAAGAGTATGCATTATCTAAGTTCCGTGATGGGGATAAGAAAGTAGAAATCAAAGGTGGTACATATGTTTGGACGGTATCGAAAACGGAAAGTACAAGTATTGATAAGGATGCATTGGCGGCTGATGGGTTAATTGATAAGTATACTAAGAAAACAGAGTCATACAGGATGGTATGTAAATAAGGAGAAATAATATGTTGAATAATGTATCTATAGATATTAAATATTACGATGCGGTTACGACTGAAGTGCTGGAAGCTATAATGAATGATAATGCAGCACCTATCCAGGTGAAAATTTTAGTTTCAACACTTATGTTAGATTTTGCACAAAGAATGAAAGATAAGTTATTTGGAAAGATGGAGGATAAATAAAATGGCAAGAATACCTATGACAAACGGATTTGTAATTATACCGGAGGGGGATTATATCTTCCGTATATATGATGCTCAATATGACGAGGATTTTGGGAAAATTGAAATTAAAATGGTTACTGCAAATGGCTCTACTTATATAGAAAAGTACAATATATTAGACCAGAATGGTGAATACAATGAAAAGGCATTGAACGCATTCTCATATTTTGCCAAGACCGCACTTAATGATTTTGATATTGAAGACATTGACCCAGTAGAACTGATAAATCATTATATTGGTGCAAATGTAGTACATGTTAAGGCTAAGAGTACCAAAGACCCAACTAAGGAGGTTACATTCGTGAATCTTGGTGATAAGTGGTCAGTAGATGAATTTGATACCGAGCCTGTTGCTAAGGCTATGGAATTGGGTCCGGGTGGTCAAACCAATCAAGGTAATCGACCTTTTAAAGCTAAGCCGAATGAAAGTGGTGGTCTTGATATAGATGCTTTATTGGGATAATGAGGGATTATGTCTGAGATAAATCATCTGGAACACTACAATATACCGGGTCGAAAAGAATGTATTGACGAAATGCTTGAGAAGTTTGGAGTAGAAAAAGTAAGAGCATTTTGCGAACTCAATGCCTACAAATATAGGTATAGACATGAACTAAAGAACGGCAATGAAGATTTAGAAAAAGCCAAGTGGTACGACCTTACACTACAGAAGCTTACTCAGAGCGATGAGAAGTATAGGCTTGCTGAATACTTCGGTGTTAAGACACAGATAAATCAGATGATAGAGGAAATGGCTGAACTCACACAGGCTTTCTGTAAGCAAAACAGGGGGAAGACATCCAACATTGTCGAAGAGATGGCAGATGTAAGTTTGGTTCTTGAGCAGTTAATCTATCTACTGGGTTGTGGCAAAGAGATACAGGAGATAAAGAAAGAGAAGATTGAGAGGACAAAGAGGATATATGACATATAAATTAAAGGTGAGTGAGTCAGGTAAAGTGAGGTTCTTACTGAGAGCCGGTAAAGATTTGGTAGCAAATACTATGGATGAAGCCGGAGCGAAGGGAATTGTGGATAATGGTGAGGTTACGCTCTCCGATATCCAGGATTATCCGATATGTGTAGACAACAAATGGTATTTCGAAGGTGCAATCAATAATGAATTGGACTTCGAAGATAAAGAGGATAAAGTTGATGGCTAAATCGTATTTATCGGATTACATACAGCATTGTATGAGTTTCTATATCAGATATCCCGACCCGATATTCAACACTAAAGTAGATGAATTAAACTGGAATGCATGTAATGATGCTTTATCCAGTATGTCGGTCTACACGAAGGACTTGATATGTGAATTGTATAAAGATGCATCTAGGGATAATGTAATCCGATTGGCAGCAGAAAATAATATGAGTGAGTCCGATATGTGGAAGTTACTTAGAGCTATCGAAAAGAGGATAGCAAGGGAGAGAGGACTTATTTAAAAAGGTGAGAGGGGTAAGCATATGTTTGAGAAAATCCCGGAAGAACTTAAAACATTACCACAGTGGGTATGTATTAAATCTGACAGTAAGGTACCTATAAATCCCAATACAGGATTCCAAGCATCTTCAATGAATAATACAACATGGTCTGATTTCGATACGGCGGTAAGTCGTATTGACCAGGGCTATGTTAGCAATATAGGTTTTGTATTTAACAATAACAATATAGTCGGTATTGATATCGATGCGGGATTTGAAGATGGATTACTTAGTGATATTAGTTCGGACATTATCGGCAAGTGTGAGAGCTATACTGAAAAGTCGAGAAGTGGTAGAGGTTTCCATATTTTGGTTAAAGGTACATTACCGTTTATGGGTAAGAATAATCTAAAGGGTGTAGAGATATATCAAGAAGCAAGATACTTTATCACAACAGGCGATACTTTCATATATGAGGATATCATTGAGAATCAACAGGCTATTGATTATATTCTTGACAAATACTTCGATGAATATAGAGATAGTAATGGCAAAGCTAAAAACTTCAAGCTGTATACACCGATATGGGACAATCCTTATGCTAATGGAAAAATAAAGCTAAGACCTACTTACCCGAAGATACAAATCGGCGGTAGGAACATATGTTTGACTTCAGTAGCCGGGGCGATGCATAACATTGGGTACTCTAAAGCACAGATATATAAAGAGTTAGTACACGTCAACAATGAGGCGTGTACTCCTCCGCTTGAACTAAGAGAGATTAAATCAATATGTAATAGTATAGTGAGGTACAAAAGATGAAATTACGAATAGAAACATATAACGGTTTACCATGTAGAACATCTGTATTCATAGTAAATAATGTCCCAGCAGATGTTGAAGATTTTGGAATAGAAGAATGTGAGAGTGATGGGGATTACGGTTGTATCTATAATGTATTTAAACCTTTTAGGCATCCAGCTAAACAGGTTTTAAAAAAGTATAAGATTACTTTGGAGGAGTTCTTAGAGATTGGAGATGAACTTGAGAAGAAGTTAGATATACATAATTGTGGATGGTGTAAATGAATACCGAACTATATGAGACACGCACAGGACGTGTAATTATAGATACCAACCTATCACATAAAATGTATCAAATATATAATGCACATCCTGAATCGGATAATGAAAACAATTCAGGTTATGAATGGTCTGAAATGGGAATGGCTAATCTCTTTGGCACGCTTTATGAAAAAGAGGTAAGATATTGTCCGGAGCATAAAAGCTGGTATACCTATCATGAAGGAGCTTGGCGAAAGGATGAAGGGGCAATTCTAATATCTGAGAAGTTAAAAGATTTCGTTAGGTTAATGATAATCTATTGTGGTGAGATTGTAGATGATGATATGAGAAAAGCATATTCAAACTTCGTAAACAAGATGGGTGACAGACGAATGAGAGATAGAATTCTCAAGGATGCAACAGGTGAGTTGCATATATCAGCAGCGGAATTTGACTCTAATCCATACTTGATAAACTGCCTTAACGGTACTTACGATTTAAGTGATTGTACATTTCGTGAGCATAGGTGGGAAGATTATATCACTATGCAAACGTCTTTTAAGCATACTATGTCTAAGGATGTTAAGTGCGAAAGGTGGGAGAAGTTTATAGACGAAGTTACTGAAGGTAATACAGATAAAGTCGACTTCCTACAAAGAGCATTGGGATACTCAATGCTAGGTATGAGCAACGAGGAATGTATGTTCATACTACATGGTAAGACCACCAGAAATGGTAAGTCAACCATGCTGAACACGATTGAGACCCTTCTAGGTGACTATGCTAAAGTTGCTCCTGTTGGGATGATATGTAGAGGTGACAGACAAAAAGATGTCGAGGCGGCATCCCCCACACTTGCCGGATTAAAAGGCAAGCGATTTGTAACAATGTCTGAAAGTAATGAGTATGGTAAGTTGGATGAGGAGAAAATCAAGCAACTAACAGGTGGTGAGGAAATATCTGCTAGAGCCCTATACCAATCTGCTATTACCTACAAACCACAATTTACTCTTTGGTTATCGTGTAATGACCTACCTCTAGTTACAGACAAGTCCATATTTGCTTCTGAACGTATTAAGGTAGTAGAGTTTAATCGACACTTTGCACCAAACGAACAGGATATACATTTAAAAGATGAACTCTGTACACAGGAAAATATGAGCGGGATATTCATGTGGCTTGTCAGAGGGTATATACACTATAAGAAAAAGGGACTGAAAATGAGCAAGAGTCTCAAAGATGTTATATCAAAGTATGAGCGAGATAACGACCTGGTATTACAGTTTTTAGAGATGAGATGTGTTAGGGATGATAATGCCAATATCAAGGCTAAGGACTTATACAATGCATTTAAGATGTGGTCGAAGTCTGAAGGTAGTTTCATATTATCGGCAAGAAGGTTTAATTCAGAGATGGAGCGACACCAGGAATGGTTTGATAAGAAGTCTACATCTTGTGGGTTCCCAATTTACTGGGGATTGAAGTTAAAGGAGGTAGTTTAATTGAGTCCGTTTGAATATGAATCTAATTTAAAAGATTTGTTCGATTTAAAGGATATGATGTCTGATATTAGGGATGATATATCTGATATTGTGAGTGATACTGAGGCATTGGATAGTGTGGATAAAATCATATCAATAGCCAAGACACTGGGGTCATTACAGGTGGCTACATTGAAGTTGTTAGATAGGATATGCGATGAGCATGAGATTGATAAGGATGCGTTAAATAAAGAGATTATAGCATATGGGTTATTGATATATCACATGAGTAGGGAGTAACCAATGGATGAAATTAAAATAGCTAAATCTATTGAAGCGTTCAAAACAGCTGAGAAGATTGCAAAGGACTTCTATAATCAGCCACTAGTGGTTACTTACAGTGGTGGTAAGGACAGTGATGTTCTATTAGATTTAGCATTGAAGTCCGGAATAGAATTTGAAGTTTCACATAGCGTGACAACAGTTGATGCACCGCAAACAAATAAGCATGTGAATAAGGTTTTTGCAAGGCTAAGGGAGCAAGGTATAACTGCATATAAAAGGTTACCACAATTCAAAGGTGAACCTATCAATATGTTTGATTTAATTGTAAAAAAGGGTATTCCACCAACCAGGCTTACTAGATATTGTTGTAGTGTTTTCAAGGAGAGTACTGAGAAAAATAGGGTGATTGCGTTAGGAGTACGTGCAGCGGAATCGACTAAACGAATTGGCAGAGATACTTTTTCAATATGGGGATCTAATGTGAAGGATACTAAATATTTTAGCTTGTCACATGTAGATGAAGTATTTAAAGATGCTAAGACTCAGGATGAAGTATGGGATTGTGCAATTGTAGCAACGGCAAGAAAACACAAAACTATACTGGTTAATCCGATTTACGAATGGTCAGATTCAGATATATGGGATTATATTCATGGAAATAATGTTGAATATAACGAATTATACGATATGGGTTATAAAAGAGTCGGTTGTATATTATGTCCATTAGCAAGGAAATCTGAAAAATTAAGAGATATTTTCACATTTCCCGAGTATAAGGAGAGGTATATCAAAGCTTTTGACAAAATGCTTGAAGCACGGAAAACATCTGGTAAGACCAGTCATTATGGTGAATGGCAAGATGGTGAAGGTGTATTTCGCTGGTGGATAGAAGACACCGCTATACCGGGCCAAATGGTATTTGATTTTGACCAACCTGGAAATAAGTGTAAATAGGAGTATTTTACGAATAGAGAGTTGAAAGATGTTAAAACTACCAATAAAAAATAAAACAATATACACTTCCCTGTATAGCAGTTCGGACTATGTTTTATGTATAAAGAATATGAAACTATCTCCTATATTGGATGATAGAACGGAAATACCACCGAGAGAAATAGTATTTAGAACAATGAATGGTAAAGAGATTAGATATCTAAGAGAGGAGTAATAAATGATAGATTTTGGAAAATTACAAGCTGATGTTGTTAAGGATTGGTGTAAATATAATAACTTCATTAGTGATTATAAGTCATATAATGAAGTTGAAATATGTGGTAATACATATATACCTATAATATACAGAAATTGTGCGATTTATTTTATACCGGCTAAGTCCTATAAGCTATCAAAGGAGTTCAATGAAAAGTCAGATAAACTCAAAGAAATTATAGATGATACAACAAAAGCTGATGAATTAACTGTTACTAATAGCATAGAGGAATCGTCAGGCATTATGATGAGAAAATTTAAAGACCTTGGGGGTAATAATATATGGCTTGATTTGAAATTACTTAAACCGTTTAAGGATAACATCAAATTCTATTGTAAAGGTGATGAGGTTTTAGTAAAGGATAAATCAACTAATCAACCTTTAGGTATCGTATTAGCGATACATAGGAATGGTGATAAATGATAGAACAGGAAAAGATGTGTGCTAATTGTAAATGGTATGAGCCATTCATAGGAGTGTGTTTTAACGGTTGTAGTCTAAGATGTGCAGACTTTGTAGATGATGAATGCTACTGTTTGGAATGGGAGAAAAAGGATGAAGTTTAATAAGGAGCGTGTAGATACTATGGCGATAGTTGGTACTAACGAATCAATGGATATTAAAGAGCTGGCAAGGGTGTATGAGGAGAAAAGTGAATATATAAATAAGGCATCCGAACTACAAGATCTAATTGAGGACTTAGAGGATGGATTAAGTTGTCGAATCATTGTGGATGAGCAGGAGTACATATTTGATTGTAATTCGGATGATGGGGAATACGATGTGGATGATACTCATTTTCGTGAGGCTTTAATTGACACAATCAAAATAGTACAGAGTAAGTATATGAAGAAGTTCGAATCTGTTCGATAATGCTTAGAGGAGATAAAAGATGGATTACAAAACAATGAAAGATAAAATGGATAGAAAGAGTATAGCTTTTGATAAAGCAGCAGAATTACAGGATGCTATTGATTGTGTTAAATCAGGGAATATCTGCGTACTATCAGTAGGTAAGTACGACTATGAGTTTGACGAAAAGGATGGTCAATATTGTATAGAAAACTCTGACTTTCGTACAACTCTAATATCTGCAATCAAAGCTGTACAGGATGAATATATTAAGAAATTCAAATCTATCAGGTTGGAGGAGTAAATGAAGTTTAATATTTATAATTTCAATAATGAAGCTACTGAAGTAGATACAGGTGATAAGTTAATAAAACAACTGTTC